GTGATCGTCCGATCAGCCGTTGGATCGGTAACAGTCAGAGTGGTTTCAAAATCATCAGCAGTTGAACCCTCGAAAACAATGTCACCGTTAAACGTGGCATTGCCGGTAAACGTTGAGGTCGAATCAAACGTTGCCGCTCCAGTGACGTCCAGCGTTCCAGGAATGTCAACGTTGTCAGTGAACTCAACGTCGGTGCCGTTAGAAGCTGTTTGCAGCAGTTGACGAGCAGTGCCATTTGCAAGCTTGCTAACCGCAATTTCTGCAGTTGCACTGATGTCTGCGTTGGCAATCGTGCCATCCAGAATCATCGTGCTAGTCACACTGCCTGTATCACCAGTCGTGACAACAGTTCCGGTTACATCTGGGAACGTGATCGTGCGGTCAGCAGTCGGGTTTGTGACTGTGATCGTCGTCTCATAGTCGTCATCTGAAGAGCCCTCAAACGCCAATACAGCGTTCTGACCCAGCAGCACCGTTCCACTGAACGTCGGGCTGGCAGCACTGATCTTCTCAGAATCAAGCTCTTGAATTGCAGCCTGAACATCAGTGGCTGAAATGTTTCCTGAAGCCGTAAAGCTGATGTTTGATGCAGTCTGACCAGCGATTGCGTTTGAAACGTCAATCAGAACGAAGTCAGCACCTGCACCCGTAGACAGCAACATGTCTGGCGGTGCCAGTGCAACTGAAGGCGCAGCACCTGATCCCGTTCCAGAAGCTGAAACAACGACGTAATAGTTTTGGTTCGTAGCAGCTGGAGCAGGCAATGCCTGCCCATTCGTAAATCCAGCTGCACTACCTTCACTGGTTACGCTGTCCAGCAAGTTCGTGCTGGCGTCATACGTTCCAGCAAGCACAAGGTTGCCGCTGATAATCGTAATCGGCAAGTACGAAGTGCCCGTATAGATGTAAAGGTCTTCGTTTAGCTCGTCGAAGAAGAACTGACCTTTAAAGTCACCATCAGGGAAGGTGACGACATTATCGGTTGCACCAGCACCACCAAACTTGGTCGTAGACGCATCAGCCAACTTGGCTGCTGTAATCGCATCTGAAGCGATCAACGCACTGCCAATTGTTCCGCTCGTAATCTTCGATGCCGGAAGATCCGGAATGTCAGTAGCAGCCAAGGTGTCACCAGTCGTGACGTGCCCTTGACCGTCAATCGTCACCTTCGTAAAGGTGCCAGTCGTTGCAGTGTTGCTGTGATTTAAGTTGCCGCTGGCATCAACCGACAATCCCGTTCCAGGGATAACAGCACCTTTTGCAGAGCTGGTTGCAGCAGGCAAATCACTAGCCGTCAGAACACGGCCACCAGTGATTAAACCCTTTGCGTCATAAGTGACGACATGGTGCGTTGAGCTAGCCGTTACGTCGTTATCAACCTCAATGGTGTTGGAGTCCATGCGGAGTCCTTCACCGTTGACAATCACACCACCTTTGGCGCTACTTGTCGCAACCGGAAGATCACTGCCATCAATCGCCCTAAACGCAACCGCACCACCAGCACTGGTGGGACCAGCCATAAACTGATTGGCTGCAGATGTGTCGTTGATGACGGCTGCAATCGTGCTAGTTCCACTGGTCGTGGTAACTGTGATGTCAACGATGCCGACAGTGCTGCCGACAACACTGTTGACTGAACCACCAGCCTTCAGGCTCAACCAAGACGATCCGTCCCAGCAATACAAAGAGTTATCGTCGGTATCGACAGCAAGCTGACCTGTAAACGCTCCAGATGCTGGCAGCGTTGTAACTAGGTCAACGGTTGATTCGTCGGCAAGTTTGGCTGCCGTTACACCGTCGTTGGCAATCTTGGCGGTTGTGATCGCTGAATCGGCAACGGCTGCTGTTGCAATGTCCCCCGCACCAAAAAGAATCTTTGCGCCAGGGATCGTATCGTCGCTGATCAGGGTGACGCCATTAGCGACCAGATCGCCAACCGTTAGCTTCTTGGTCTCACTGGCGCTGTTATCGACAACAGCAACCAGGTCCCCAGAGACTAGAGCGGAGCCAGCAAGCGCATTAAGCTCACTAATTTTTAGGTCAGCCATGGGCGGCTAGCTCCGGGTTAAACGTCCTGCTGTAACAGCAGTTTAGCGCCGCTGTCTTGATCCAAGCGTATGTCACCAGAGTCCTCTTGCAAGAGAGCATCTCCTGTCTCTAGCTTCATCCTTAGCTGGATTTCGCCAGTCGTAATGAAGTCAGCTGTGATCTGCACTGCACTGTCAGGCGTGAACTGAATGGCAGCTGCCGTGATAATTCCTTCAACTTCCCACCAAATTTCATCATCCCTTTGTTGATCTGAAACCCCTCCAGGAGCGTAGTCAGTCTTTTTAATGTAAAAGTTGCCGCTAAAATTGCTGCCCACTTTGGTGCGGTGAGCCAGCTCATACAAATACATCGGCAATTCTTGAACTTGATTGCCGGTGTATTCCCAGAACGCAGTAATACGACCCGATCCAGAGATTAACGTGTTTACCCTTGTGCGAAATTCGTCCGACAAAACCGTCGTGTCTACTGTTTCACGCTCAGTATTGATCTCAAAATTACTAACTTGAGCAAGCACACGCGGCGCAGAGCTTTCAACTTTGACCTCAACCGGAATGTTACCGCTTGGCGTAGCAAGAGTTATGGCGTTTGCCGTTCCACCGTTAACCGCACTGCCAAAAGAGTCGTAAAGCCTGATGCCATCTAGCTCGTCAACATGAACAAATCTTTTGATGCTCGTATCGGTATAGCTATCGACAAAACTTAAGGCGCTTCCATTTGTGCTTGTAATTTCAACTTGATCGCCGGTAACTAGCTGACCGTGCTCGAAATCAAAGCTAAAACGCTTGGCTGATACATTAACGTCAGCAGCATCAATGGTGGACTGCAACGTGCCACCGTTAAAGACTCGCTTTAATTCAATTTCACCTTGAGCGCCGAGATATACCGTCATGAGATCGTTACGGTAGACAGCTGGCCAGTACCCTGGAACGCAATTTCAGCCCTAACGATGTCACCTGTTGCCGCTCCAATAGATGCACTGGTGATATACGCGGTCAGCTTGATGTCGTTGTTATCCGTTCCATCAACCCAACGAAACGTCAGCTCAACGGTGTCGCTGCTGCTTACGCCGCTAGTTCCTGTTTTATAGAGCTTGTTGAGAACATTTGTGGTATTGATGTTGCCACTGCCATCCTTGTAATACAACAAGGTTGCACTGCCGCTATAGCCGACAACCCCAGGCGTATAACTGCGCAGATTCTCGTTCAACGTTGTCGTTTCAAGCGTTTCAAGGTTTGATGACACCTGAAAATTGACGACCTTGGCAAGGGTCGTTCCACCGAGCTGCAGTACGCCGTCTCTGCCGGTGTAGACCTTTGCCATCAGATCACAGCAATCAAATTCACTGTAACAGTGCTGATACCGGGACGCACCTGAGTCATCCGAGGTGCATTCTCATACCGATAAGAGTTGCCATGAGCTGACGCACCAATCGCATCCTCATTGCCCTGCCAACCACCCTTGCCGCTGCTCGGACTTACAGACAACGTTCCAAATGTGCCTTGAATCGAGTCATAGTGATCCAGAATCAACTCAGCGTCAGCATCGGTGATATTGGCAAAGGTCAGCGACAGCTTCATGTTGGTGCGGTTGCTGCCGTACAAAATCCGGTGCTCAGCACCGTTTTGCGCCTTAAACGTCTTGACCGGATAGTCCCCAGCCTCAAACGAGCGAGAGGTTGGGATTAGATCAGGGAACGGTGCGAAAGCCATCAGGTGTCCTGAACGTTGACGGAATTGGGGTTTGCTACAAGCTTGGCAAGCTCGCTGACCTCATTGCTATCGCAAGGATGCTCAGAAGCCACAATATCGACCGTGCCCTCCTGCGAGAACGTTAGCTGCTCAACCACGTAGATGTTCTGAGACACTGTTGGGTGCCGTTCAGTAAACACAGAGTCGTGGAACGTTGAATCGGCAACTTGTCCTCCACTGATTTGCATTTGGCCGTCAGCAACATCATCTGAGCCCGTCTTGAAATAGGTCACGTCATACGTTCCATCAGGAAGATCCTCTGAACTCGTCACCGCTCCAGTGGCGCTAACTGTGCCGTTCTTTGCAGGGGTGTATGGAGTAGCAGTAGTAACTACCTTGATATACGAACCAGCTCGCAGATTCAAACCTTCGACAGTGGTCGAGAAACTAATGGTGTGAGTTACAAGCTTGCGGATGCCCAAGAAATACTGCGCAACCTTGACTGCATGATCTCTGGACGTGCAGAACTGAGTCAGGTCAAACTGTTCTTCGGGGATCCCAGTGTTTGTTTGGCTGTTTAGCGTAACCTCCATGACTCGCTCTTCTGGCAACTTATTTCTTGATTCAAACCTGTAACGCATGACTGCTTTAAAGCTCTTGCGCTCTTCACTCCTTAAATACTCAACCTTGTAGGTGTCTTCAAGGATGTTGCCTGCCGTAAACAGCTGATCAATCACCACCGGCCCAAGATTGATTGCACCGCTCAACGAGTTATGTGGAATGGCAGGCAATAAAGAAAACTTGCCATCCATGATCACAAAGTTGCACAAGAAATATGGTGCAGTATCCGTGATGTATTGACGCAAATTAGTCCGTTCCGCAATTACGCCGTTGAAGAACAGCTCTTGCTTGTGGAGGAAGCGAGAAGTCTCCTCAAAGTCAGACTGGTTCAGCAAGAATGGATTAGTTGCACTCATTCCTGTAAGAGTGCCCGCTCCACCTGTCTGATTCGTTAATAGATAAAAAACAAG